ATGGCTTCCTCCAGACAGATTCACCGCCTCAATGCTCTGCGCGTCGCCAAACTGCTGACGCCTGGCTACCACGCCGACGGCGGCGGCCTGTATCTCCAGATTTCCGATAGTGGCTCGCGGTCGTGGATCTACCGCTACTCGCTGGCCAAGCGTGCGCGCGAGATGGGCCTCGGCCCGTTGTCGGCCATCTCGCTGGCGGAGGCCCGAGCCGAGGCCGCGCGGTGCCGCAAGCTGGTGGCACTCGGCATTGATCCCATCGAGGAGCGCAAAGAGCGTCAGCGCGCCGCCGAAGCTACCCCCAATTCGATGCTTTTCCGCGACGCCGCGCGGACCTACATCGAGTCGCAGCGCGAAGGCTGGAAGAACGCGAAACACGCCCAGCAATGGGAGAACACGCTCACCACCTACGCCTACCCCATCATGGGCGACGTCGACGTCCGCGACGTGGACACGGCCATGGTCCTGCGCGTGCTGCAGCCGATCTGGACGAAGAAGGCCGAGACGGCCAGCCGGGTGCGCGGGCGCATCGAGTGCGTGCTCGACGCGGCCAAGGTGCTGGGCAAGCGATCGGGCGAGAATCCCGCGCGCTGGCGCGGCCACCTGGACAAGCTGCTACCCAAGCGCGAGCGGTCCAAGAAGGTGAAGCACCACCCCGCCCTTCCCTGGCAACAGATTCCCGAGTTCATGCCGCAGCTCACGGCGCGCGACGCGCCGGCGGCCCGCGTGCTGCATCTGCTGATCCTGACGTGCGTACGCACGACCGAAGCACTGCATGCGCGGCCGGAAGAGTTCGACCTGGAGCGCCGCGTGTGGACTGTGCCGCCCGACCGCATGAAGATGGAAAAGGAGCTGCGCGTGCCGCTCTGCGTCGACGCCGTGCGCCTGGTGCAGGAAGCGAAGAAGACGGCGGACGGCTACCTGTTCCCTGGCCAGAAGAAAGGCAAGCCCCTGTCGAACATGGCCATGCTGAACATGCTCGACCGCATGGGCTACTGCGACATCACGGTGCACGGCTTCCGCTCGACGTTCCGCGACTGGGTAGCCGAATGCACCGAATACCCCGACTCGCTGGCAGAGATGGCCCTCGCGCACGCCGTGGAAAACAAGGTGGAAGGCGCCTACCGCCGAGGCGACATGCTGGAGCGCCGGCGGAAGATGATGGAAGACTGGGCCAGGTACTGCAGCGGCCGGACGGGCGTTGTGGTGCAGCTCAGGGATGACCAGGCTGCAGCGTAACGTCGGGCTGCCAGGTGCACCGTGGCAACAGCATGAGAGTGCGGGCATTCGCCGGCCGGCCTGGCAGAGGTGCGCCGCCCCGCCCGCTCCAGTTGACCATCGGGAAAAGGTAATCTCGGTAATCCCTCATGCCGCTTCGGCCGCAAACCGTTGTGGGACTAGGCTTTGCAGGTCATCGAGCAAAGGTAATTTCTTGGTAACCTATAGGTAATCTCATTACCTTTGTAGAGAGTCACCTCTCGCCTTGTTCGAACCTATAAGAATCAAGGACTTACGTTGAGATTACCTTTTCGATTACCGAACATTACCTTCTAGGGGTAATCCGAAAAGCGGTGTTAAATCAAACAGATACGTTGCTTTTTTGGGTGGGATTACGGAAATTACCTTTTTCCGATGCTATTCCCAACAACATGACAACGAAGTGGGGTAGTAGTGAACGTTCTGGATCACGAACCGCAAGGCTGGTATTTGCTTAAAGACGAATGGGGCCTGTACCTGGACGTCAACTGCAACCACAGCTTTGCTGGTTACAGCTTCATGATGCGGCTCGACTTCGATGAGGCCACGAAATACCTGCGGCAAGGGCGGCGCTATTTGAACCAGTTGGCACAGGCTGTTCAGAAGTCAGCGCCGGGGATATCTGGAAGTCAGTCCCCTTACAAAGACCGGATGGCTCCGTCCGATGTGAACGCGAGGGCCAACGACGCTATCCGGCAATGGCAAGCTGCAAACGCGCAACCAGCAAACGAAGCAGCCGAACCAGCGCAGGCAAATGGAGACGAGATGCCAGCGGTCCTCACCGCCGCGCCTGATAAACGGCCACAATCATCAATCGGAGCACTGACAATAACGCTTTGGCTGCTCTCCATTGGGTTCTACGTCGCATCCCTTACGCAGACAGCGCTCTCCACGTACTCCTTTCCAATGTCCGGCTTCTTCGTTTTGACGTTGGGCTGGATATCCGCCTTCGACAGAGTTAACTTTGCCTGGCTAGCAAACTTTGCCTTCGTTATCTGCCTCATCGAAATCCCCTCACGCAATCCTGCGGACTGGAGGTTTGCCGCACGCGCGAGTATCGCTGCAGTATTGCTCTCGCTGGATACAGTCAGGTTCACCGCCACCATGATTGATGAAAGCGGACAATTGGCAACGATTCGGGGATATGGATGGGGCGCCGCCTTGTGGATCATGGCCCTGTGTTTGGCCATGGCGGCAATTGGTTCTCGCTATTCGGATGCACCCGAAAAGGATATAGACGGCACCTTTGATGGTGCGCTGTTGCGACCTATTGGACTGGCGCTATTTGTTGTCGTCGTTGCGGCTTCCGCATACTGGTCGAAGCAAGTGCCCCACGAGTACACCCCCGGCGGCGAACGTATCGTTTTTGTCCGCGAGCACTATTGAGCCACGCGGTTGACGGCCAATGCAAACATGGAGATCCTCCATTGCAGTGGCTGAGTGCATAAATCTGCATAGGTCCACCGAGGCTGCGACGACCTTGCCTAGCCTTGCTGGTAGCCGCTTCAAGCCATCTATGCAGCCGCATAAGAATCACTCGATGAAGCGCGCAGGTGAGGCGGGGTCCCAACCGCGCGCGCCCGGGTGACGGGCGGCCCTCCCCCCCCACAGGGAAGACCCACCAGACTGCGCCAGGGACCCGTGGAGGCGCGTTCAGGTGCTCGGGGGCACCGCGTGGCTGCGCAGCCGCGAAGCGCCCGCAGGGCATCGCAGATGCGGCCGGAGCCATGTTTGCAACGTCGATATTGACGGGCGCACCTCCGCCATTGACACAGTCTGCAGAGAGTGGCGCCGCGCCAAGCGCCCTCGCCAGATGCGACGGTCCTACCGCGTGCCCATAAAAAAAGCCCCGGATAGTCCGGGGCCTCTTCTGGTGTCGCTGTAACGCTATCGGGCGTCCACCATAACGCCAATCGCCTGCCCGTCCGATTGTCATCGCCTCTCTGACTGCTTGGCCTGACGACTCTTGGCCGCCACCCAACCGATAGCCGCCAACAGCAGCCCGGCAACTAAGCCGCAACGCAAGGCAAACATCAGTGCACGCGTACCGCATGCATCACCGCATTCGACGGTTCCGGCCGGCAGAGCAACATAAAGCGCGAGAAGCCCCCCGCCCAATGCCCCAACGACAAATAGGAGCATGGCGGCTAGCGCCACCTTCATGCCACCCCCCAGAAGAGGATCTGTTTGGCGTCTGCAAGATTGGAATACAGATTTTCAGGCCCCACGCCGATGACCGACAGAGGATTCCATACCTTGCTTATGCCGAACGTAAACCGAAGGGTCGTTTCCGAGCTTGGCGTAAGGCGGTCTCCATTCCACAAATCGATGTGATCCCCCGTCGGAGTCTTTTCCTTTAGGTTGCGCCTCCAATAACTGCCAAAGAAGATGATTCCCGTTCTTCCTTTCGCCTTATCCTGCCAATCGGCTCCGGTAATCACTTCTGGAGACGGACAGCCGGCGAAAGGGCGGCGCAGAAGCCATTCGGCCACTTCCTTCGCTCGAAGCATATGGCTGTGAGGGTGTCCATGGAACCAACATGTTGCAACCGCACAGCACGATGTCACCGTCTGCCGCAGTCTCGCCCATGAAATCAATGCGCCTCGGCCCTCCTGCCTTCGCTATCACCCCGGTACTCTTGCACGCCCTACAGTAGGCCTGCCCACCAATAAGAGCGACTTGATGGCCAGCATCGCCCATGGTGAAGACCGGACCGGCGTAAGGCATTATTTCGCCGCCGCGTTCCAGGCTGTCACCAACAACAGCAATTCGACGCATCATGCTCTCAACTCCCTATGCCGATTCTTTTGTAGTCGCATTCAAAGACAAAGCGCTCCGCGCATGCGCCGAATGTGCACGATCATAGCCCCGCCCCCCGCGCACAATTGCAAAACATCTGTCAGTGCACAGGCAGCACCACATGCTCGCGACACTTACGCACGTGGTGCTCAGTCATGCGCCGACTCTTGTGGCCTAGCAGGTCTTGTGCGTGCGCCCGCTCCTCTGTGTCGGGGGCAGCCTTAGCGCGAATGTTATGAAGCGGGCAACTTACGCCGGCCTTGACCGAGATGGTTGCGAAGATGAAAGCGCAGCAGCCACCGGGCGACCGAAGGTAAAGCGCCTCGCGGCGTATGATGAGACACCCCGCCAGGAGGCCGCGCCCATGTGCTACTCCGCCCAAATCGAAGCCGACTATCGACGGTTCGTACACGAGTACGGCGCCATCATGTCGCTGGACGAATTCACGCGCATGGTGGTCGAGTACTTCGACAACCCTAAGATGCGGGTGCCCAAGGCAATGACCGCGCATTTCCTCGAATCGCCCGAGACTCACGAAGAAAAGAAGATCGCCGAGGTCATCCGCGCGCGCATGGCGGCAGACGAGATCGCGCTGCTGCAGGAGCTGGCCAAGCAGACCGAACGGCTGGAGAAAGCCCAGCAGAGCCTCGCCACCAAGGCCACCAAGAAAGCCGCCGAAGACGTCCGCATCGCCACCAACAAGATCGCGGCCGCCAAAGGCAAACTCGAAGAACTGAAGAGCACGGAGCTCAAGCCGCGCGACTCGCGCATCTACCCCGGCTGGTACGCGCCAGTGATGGTCATGGAGAACGGCCGGCGCGTCGTCAAGCCGATGCGCTACCAGTGCCGCCCCGCCGGCAAGCCCGCGTTCTACGACGAACAGTACCCCGGCACCTACAACGCCCGCCGCGACAACCTGCGCGGCTTCTGGAAAGGCCAGTACGGCCACACACACGGCCTGGTCCTGGTCGACGCGTTCTACGAGAACGTAACTGGGCCAGACGGCAAAAACGTCATCCTCGAATTCCGCCCCGACCCTCCGCAGACGCTGCTTGTCGCCTGCGTGTGGTCACACTGGCGTGCGACCAAGCCCGGCGAGAAGGATCTGCTGTCGTTCGCCATCATCACCGACGATCCGCCGCCGGAGATTGCCGAGGCGGGGCACGACCGCTGCCCGGTTCCGATCAAGCCGGAGAACATCGACGCATGGCTCAACCCAGCGCCGCGCGAGCTGGCGGCAATGGACGAAATTCTCGATGATCGCCCGGCGCTGTATTTCCGGCACAAGGTCGCAGGCCCATAAAAAAAGGGCAGCCGTAGCTGCCCCATATCTGTATAGCGTGGCGTTACACCACTCGAACGTCAAGCCGCTTTCCGAGCGCGGCAAGCGCTGATTCCACGGCTTCAATCTTCGACGCATGGCCGAACTTAAACAACCGATCGACCTGCACCTGGTTGACGTTAAGCAGGCGCGCCAAATCGGCCTTGCGCACTTTCCGGGCCACCATCTCGTTGGCCAGCAACACCTTGGCCGTCACAAGCGCGGGCAGCGTGACCACTTTCTGGCCACGCTTAGGTTTCGACGGCATCGGGATCAGCCGCTTCTCATCGAAATAGACTTCTAGCGCCGCCTCCAAAGCGTCCAAGCCTTGAACAAGCGCATCCGCCTCGTCATCGCCGGCGGTAATCGCCTCTGGCACGTCGGGAAACGTAACCAGCAGCGTGCCGTTCGTGTCGGGCGTCAGTTTGACGGGGTATGACAACATTTCCACTCCATTGGCGCGGGGTCATGAACCGCGAGGGAACTGCGGCCCGAAAGCCGCAGTTCTGTTACTTCAAACCGAGTTGCTTCTTAATCGCTTCGACCAACCCTTTACCGATCTCTTTGCTGCCGTGATCGGGAAAGATCGTGGTCTTGCCATTGACCGTCACCCGGTAGTGGCTGGAGCCGCTTCGGTGCTTCTCAAACGTTGCACCTTGCTCCTTCAACCACCTGCGAAACTCGCTGTATTTCATGACCTCCCTTGTTTGTCGCGATGGGGATAAATATACAACACATATGTTGTATCCGCAATCCAACTTCGCAACATAAATGTTGTATTTCTATGAGGCATTGGATTCATCGAGCACATACGGCCCAAACCTAACCACCTCCTCCCCCACCCACTCATTAATCGCCAACAGCCGATCCTGCAGCGGCTTGACCTCATTCCGCGCGAACACTAGCGCAGCCTTCTCCACATCCCCAAAGCCCCCAGTGTTCGACGGAATGATCCCCATGAGCTGGGGCGGCACCCGATGCGCCGCGAGCTGGTCGTCGCGCGTCACGTTTTTGATGTTCCAGAACTCATCCTTCGCCGCCACCTCTGACACCGGCAGAATCTGAATCCCCTCCTTCTTGCCGCCTGGCGCATACATGAACAGGTTGCGGAAGTTGCCAGGCCCCTTGGCCTGCTTAATCTTTTCCCGCAAATCATCAACATCTTCCTGCTTGTGCGCGGCGTCGGTCATGTACAGGATGAACCCGGCGTGTGAGCCGTTCTTGTAATACCGCCGGCGGAACAGCGTTGCAGACTCATTCAGCCACGTTGCATTCAGCGACGACAGATATTCCGGCAACCCATACACCTCCTGGTTAATGTCCGGCTCCTGTAAATGGAAAATCGTGCCGTGAGCAAACTCGTGCGTCTCCTTCCATCCCTGCACAAAGTAGTACGTCGACAAGTCCACGCCTCGCCGCATGTACTTGGCCATCGCCGGCACCAGGCCCATGCTGGAACCCGCTAGGCTCAGTCGGTTCTCCAGATACCCGTTGCCAAACACCTGCCAGTCCAGAACAAGCCGCTCGAACGCCGCACGCGACAACAACGGGTGCGGAATGAACGTACTCACCAGGATATTGCGCTTCACATAGATCGCCGAGCTGTGATGCACCGCCGCGCGGAAGGACCGCGCCAAGCCATCTAACGGCAGTGGCGGCTCGAACCACTTCCCCGAGCGCATGCACTCCACGTAATCGAGCAGCTCGCGCCGGTCGAGTACCTCCGTGGGATCGCCAAACGAAAAGACCTCCGGGCGGGCCGCCTGGTCGTTGAGGTGCGAGACGGGCGTCGCTGCGCCGGCGGCCAGCCGATTCTTCTTGCGGCTCATGAAAACTCCATAAAGCTGGTATTGGTCGAGGTCGCGCCTTCGAGGGGTTCGTACGAAAGCGCATGCATGCAGGCCCACGCCAGGTCGGCATGGCTGGTTTCCTCCGAGCGCCCCGCCTGATAGGTGACGCGCGCGCCGGAGGCGGTAACGGTTTTCTTTATCGACATGAACGACGCGGCAAAGTCCGTCCAACCGGCGTCGAATTCCAGCCGGCCCTTGCTGATGACGTCGTACGCCTTCAGCACCAGGTTCGTCTTCACATCCACGGAATACGAGAAGCCGTGCGCATCCGGCCTTGTCTTCGTCACGAGCTGGTAGACGGCGTCGCCAACGCCCGTGCGGTCGATCCCAATAAAGGCGACGTTGTAGCGAGAGCACACCCGCAAGATGGCGTTCGCCTGATCTTCAAAGTCGATGCCCTTAAACTGGTGTTTCTCCAGCACGCGGAACTTGCCATCGGGCACCGCCGGCGGCGCAAGCACCACAATCGCAGCGCTGTCACCAGTTGGCCCGCCCCCGTTGGGGTCGTACCCCAGCCACACCTCCCGAGTGCCGAACGGACGCGGCGCAAACGGCCGGAAGTCCACCCACTCCTCCCAGCTATCAACCATCCCGCGCGACAGCATCGACAGCGGAAAAACCGACGCCGTGTCATCCACAAACTGACACATCAGCAAGTTCGCGTAGTCCGGCTCGCTGTACTCCAAGCGAAGTTGGTCCAGGTCGAACAGATTGCAGCCGCCGCGCAGCGCATCCTCCACCGTCACGATCTGGCGCCACTGCCCATCCGCGCAGCGCAGGCCATCGCGCAGCGCCGCATGGCTCACGTCGATCTTGACCTGCCTGTCCTTCGCCTTCCCCCGGTTGAACAGCGCGCCCGACCAGAACGGATAGGCGTCATGCGCCAGGCTGGAAGGCGTCGAGAAATACGTCTGCCGCCAGTGCTTGTGGATCGCCATCCCAGAGGCGACCTTGCGCAGCTCCTGGAAGCGCGGCACCCAGAAGTACTCGTCGAAATACAGGTTGCCGTGATAGCTCTGCGCCGTGCGCGCGTTCGTGCCCAGGAAGTACAGCGTGGCGCCGTTCGGCAGCACGATGGGATCGCCCTTCAGCTCGACGCCGGCCGCGTCCTTGGCGAACTGCACCATGTACTGCTTAAACACGTGCGCCTGCGCCTTGCTGGCGGAAAGGAAGATCTGATTGCGCCCCGTCGTCAGCGCATCAATCAGCGCTTCACGCGCGAAATACCAGGTCGCCCCAATCTGGCGTGACTTCAAGATGTTGCGAATCCGCTCCGCCTCGCCCGCTCGGTGCCACACCTCCTGATACCCAAACAGTGAATCGCGGAAGGCCTCCTGCAACTGCTCCTGCTCTTCAGGGCTCATCGCATTGCGCTCCGCCTTCTTGCGCGGCCCCGCATTGCGGTTCGCCACCTTCGGGTTGAGGTCGGTCTCGTTGCCGCCATCGCGGTAGCGCTCGCGCCGTGCGACGTTGTTGAGCTGGCGGTTCAGCAGGTCGATCTCTTTGAAGTCCCGCCCCTCCTTCTGCTCCTTCGTCACCAGGCGCATCAAGCGCTCTTCAATCGTCAGCGCCACGCGTTCATCCGGCGTCGTGTCCGCCCATGCATCGCGGCGCTTCCAACTGTGCACCGTGACCGGCTTCACCTTGAGCATTTCCGCGATGCGCGCCACGCGGTAGCCCTGCCAATAGAGCGAACGCGCCACGCGGCGCGGGTCCATTTCCGGGTCGATTGAGAGAGAAGCGATAGGCGGCAACGTAGTCATGCCGCAACGCTACCGGCCGCGCGCGCGCGTGCCACGCGCTGCCTGTTGTCGCGCCGGTTCGCACAACACCAACGCGTTGCCCGCGCGATGCACGGCGCTGAAGATGACAGCACCAACGAACCCCAGACCAACGAGGACAACATGGGCACCAAGGCCAACAGGTTCTTCCGCATCGCCACCGAAGGCGCCACCAGCGACGGCCGCATCATTGATCGCAACATGCTCGTGCAGATGGCGAAGAACTACGACCCGAAGACGTACTCCGCGCGCATCAACATGGAGCACATCCGCGGCTATTCGCCGGCCGGCCCGTTCAAGGCCTACGGCGATGTCATTGCACTGAAGGCGGAAGAGCACGACGGCAAGATGGGCCTGTACGCACAGCTCGACCCCACCGATGAACTCGTCGCACTCACCAAGGCACGGCAGAAGATTTTTTCGTCGATGGAAGTGCAGCCGAGCTTCGCCGACACCAAAGAGGCCTACCTGGTCGGCCTGGCTGTCACCGACAACCCCGCAAGCCTGGGCTGTGAAGTGCTGCAGTTCAGCGCCACCGCCAAGGTCAACCCGCTCGCGGCGCGCAAGCAAGACCCCGACAACGTCTTCACCGAAGCCGTGGAAGTCGACCTCGACTTCACCCTCGAGCAGCCCAGCGCCACCGCAGGCCTAGCCGACAGCATCAAGCGCCTGTTCTCGCGGCAGGCCAAAGCCGAGACCGGCAACGATGCCCGCTTCTCCGACGTGCAGGACGCCGTGCAGACCATCGCCACTCAGGTGCAGTCGCTGGGCGACCAGTTCACCGCAGGCCTCAACACGATCAACAACCAGTTGGCCGAGTTCAAGGCCCAAGCCGACGAGCGCGACAAGGCCTTCAACACCCTTAAGCAAGGCTTGGAAAACACGCCCGCCTTCAGCGCCCGGCCGCCCGCCACCGGCGGCGACGGTACCGCCGACATCAAGACCGACTGCTGACCCGGCCACCGCCGCACAACCCGACCAACACCCGGAGCACCCCATGCGTAACGATACCCGCCGCCTCTACGACGCCTACACGGCCGAAATCGCCAAACTGAATGGCGTCAGCCGCGTCGACACCAAGTTCTCGGTCAATCCGACCGTGCAGCAGCGTCTGGAAACAAAGATTCAGGAATCCAGCCAGTTCCTGTCCAAGGTGAACATCCATGGCGTCTCGGAACAGGAAGGCGAAAAGATCGGCCTGGGCGTGTCCGGCCCCATCGCCAGCACGACAGATACCACCAAGCAAGACCGCGAAACGGCGGACCTGTCGACGCTCGACGCCATCGGCTACCGCTGCGAGCAAACCAACTCGGATACCCACATCACGTACCGAAAGCTCGACGCCTGGGCCAAGTTCAAGGACTTCCAGACCCGCATCCGCGACGCCATCATCAAGCGCCAGGCACTGGACCGCATGGTCATCGGCTTCCACGGCATCAAGCGCGTGCCCACATCCGACCGTGCGACCAACCCGCTGTTGCAGGACGTCAACAAAGGCTGGCTGCAGCACATCCGTGAAGGCGCCCCGCAGCGCGTGATGACGCACGACGGCAAGAACGCAGACAAGATCGTCATCGGCGGCGACGGCTCCGCATACGAAAACCTGGATGCGCTGGTCTTCGACATGGCGGGCAACCTCATGGAGCCCTGGTACGCAGAAGACCCAGAGCTGGTCGTCGTGTGCGGCCGGGAGCTGCTGGCCGACAAGTACTTCCCCATCATCAACCAGCCCAACCGCCCGACGGACACGCTCGCGCTGGACTTGATCGTCAGCCAGAAACGCATCGGCAACCTGCCGGCCGTGCGCGTGCCCTACTTCCCGGCCAACGGCCTGCTGCTGACGCGGCTCGACAACCTGTCCATCTACTACCAGGAAGGCACCCGCCGCCGCACCATCGTCGACAACGCCAAGCGTGACCGCATCGAGAACTACGAATCCAGCAACGACGCGTATGTCGTGGAAGAGCTGGGCTGCGTGGCAATGGCTGAGAACGTCCATATCACTGGCGCAGCACCAAAGGCGGGCGAGAAATGACCAGCCCCGCCCGCAACCACTTCCTGCGGGCCTCCGCCGCCCTGGCGGCGCAGGCCGAGCAGGAAGCCAACCCGCTGCGCCACGCCAACGGCTACGAGCTGATGCTCGCGCAGCTCGCCGAGCACAAGCGCCAGCTCAAGCAGGTGCAGTCCGTCGAGCGCAAGGCGGACACCAAGCGCCGCATGCTCCCCGAGTACGCGGCCTGGGTGGAAGGCGTGCTGCAGGCCGACAGTGGCACGCAAGACGACATCTTCATGACAGTCCTCGTCTGGCGCATCGACGTGGGCGACTTCGCCGGCGCCCTGCCGCTGGCCGAATACGCCATCCGCCACAAGCTGGCGATGCCCGATCAGTACCAGCGCACCACCGCCTGCCTCATCGCAGAGGAGTTCGCCAACATGGTCTTGAAAGACCCGGCCGCCATCCAGTCGGCCGACGTTGAAGCGCTCGTCGAGGTGGAAGCGCTCGTGCGCGACCAGGACATGCCCGATGAAGTGCGCGCCAAGCTGCACAAGGCGCTCGGCTACATCATTGCGGCGGTGGCGACCGGTCACGACCAGGCCACGGCCAACGCCTGCCGCGAAGAAGCCCTCGCGCACCTGCGCCGCGCGCTGGAGCTGCACGACAAATCCGGCGTGAAGAAAGACATCGAGCGCATCGAGCGCGACATCAAGAACGCAGCCGCTGCCGGCACCAAGAATCGCACCGGCAAAAGCTGACACCGAGCGTGACCCCGCGCATCAGGCGGCACGGGGCAGTCTTCCGGCGTGCCGCGAAGCCTCGCCCCGTCCACCGCCTCCCAGCCCACTGAACCCATGTCCTCCTTCATCGCAGCCGCATCCGTACCGCAGCCCGCCGTGGCAGGCGGCCCGCCCATCGCCAACGACGGCTTCTTCCCCGACATCGACGTCGACCAGGCCTACGCCGCCATGCGCCTGGACGGCACCGTCACGCAACAGCGCATGCGCGCAGCACTGGTCGAGGCGGTGATTTCCGTCAATGACGAGCTGGAGGCCTGGAAGGTCGCGCAGGTCTCGTTTGGTCGGAACAGGCTGGCCGCAGTGCCCGCGCCCAAGATCGACGGCGAAAGCGCCCATCTGCACCGCTACCGGCGCGCCGTGCACTGCCTGGCCGCCGCCTGGCTCATCGAGCGCTACCGCACCTTCGACGCCACCGCCGCCGGCGACCGCAAGGCTGAAGCCGAAAACCTGGGCGTTGACGATCTGCGCCGCGACGCCCGCTGGGCCATCAGCGACATCAAGGGCGCTGCCCGCACCACCGTCGAGCTCATCTGATGCGCGTGCGAGCCATCCAGGGCGACACGGTCGATGCCATCTGCCACCGCGTCTACGGCCGCACCGCAGGCGTCACAGAAGCCGTCTTGGCCGCCAACCCAGGCATTGCCGATCTTGGCCCCGTCCTGCCCCACGGCACCGAACTCGTCATGCCCGACATCTCCCCGCAGCCGGCCATGCAAATGGTCCAGCTCTGGGACTGACCACAAGGAACCCAATGGCTGAACCCATCTCCACCGGCTCCACCGCCACCCTCGCCGTCACGGGCGTGGGCGCGTTGTCCCTGCTGCCAGGCGTCGACCCGGGCACCGTGCTGGGCGCCTTCGCCGGCGCCGCTGTCTTCGTGCTCAACAGCGGCGAGCTCGGCACCGTCAAGAAGCTCGGCTTTCTGGCCGCGTCCATCGTCGCAGGGCTGCTGTCCGCGCCGCTGTCGGCCGCGCTCATCGCCAAGGCCCTGCCCACCAATACCGAAGTCAGCCACGCCGTGGGCGCGCTGGTCGCCTCCACCGTCGTGGTGAAGCTGCTCCTGGCTCTCATCCGCCTGGCAGACAACAGCGACCGCCTCTTCGCCTCGCTCAAGGGCGGCGCAGACAAGGGAGGCAAGCAACCATGAAAACGCTCTTCATCGTGCAGGCCGCGTTGTGCGCCCTGATCGCCCTGCGGCTGCTTCTGTTCAAGCGCGACGGCGCCGCGCACCGGCCGTGGGCGTCACGCCTGGCGTACGGCCTGGTCGTGCTCGCCGGCGCCGTCACCATCAGCGTGCTATTCGGGCGGTATGACTGGGCGCTCGCCGCACAGAACGGCATCACCGCCGTGCTGTGCGTCGCCGTCTACGCCGTGCGCGGCAACGTGGTCGAGCTTTTCCGCATGGGCGGCGCACGGCAGGGTTGGTTTGTTCGCATCCTGCGGAGGTCCGCATGACGATCCTGCGAGAAGGCATGGTCGGCGCTGCTGTGTTGGAGTTGCAGCGGCTGCTCTCCGCCAACGGCTTCACTGCCCCGGACACCGCGGTCTACTGCGCAGACACCGCCGCCGCCGTGCGCGTGGCACAGATCCGTTTCGGCCTGGTGGTCGACGGCATTGCCGGCCCCAAGACCATGGCAGCGCTGCAGTCCGGCGCGCGCAACATCCGCCACCTGACGGCCGCCGACCTGCAGGCCGCCGCTGAAACGCTCGACGTGCCTCTGGCCGCCATCCGCGCCGTCAACGAGGTCGAAAGCCTTGGCAACGGCTTCCTGCCGGACGGCCGCCCGGTCATCCTGTTCGAGCGGCACATCATGCATCGACAACTCCAACGCGCCGGCAAAGACGCCGACGCCCTGGCGCGCCAGTTTCCCAACCTGGTCAACCCCAAGCGCGGCGGCTACGTCGGCAACGCCGGCGAACACATGCGCCTGGCGCGCGCCATCCAGATCGACGAAGACTGCGCCCTCGCCTCGGCCAGTTGGGGTTCCTTCCAGATCATGGGGTTTCACTGGAACCTGCTCGACTACCCCAGCGTGCAGCACTTCGTCGCCTCCATGCGCACCAGCGAGGCGGCGCAGCTCGATGCGTTCGTGCGCTTCGTCAAAGCAGAAGCCACCCTGCTCAAGGCGCTGCGCGCCTGCAAATGGCCCACCTTCGCCAGGCTGTACAACGGCCCCGGCTACAAAGCCAACCTGTACGACGTCAAACTCGCCCGCGCCTTCGACCGCTACCAAGCCAAAGAAGAGGCCGCAGCATGACCCGCCCCGTCGCCCTGCTCACCGGCGCTGCGGTCGCCGCAGGCTTGGCCTGGTGGGCCACCGCCAGCTACAACGCCGCAGTGCAGCGCGCCAGCCTGGCAGAAGCCACCGCCGCCACCCTGCGCAAGCAGCTTCACAACGCCCAGGGCGCCACCGTCACCGTCACGCAGTACGTCGACCGCGAGCGCGTCATCCGCCTCAAGGGCGACACCATCATCAAGGAAGTCCCCCGCTATGTCCCCGTTCAAGCTGACGCTGCCTGCGTTGTCCCTCGCGGCTTTGTGCGCCTGCACGACGCCGCAGCCGCCGGCACCGTGCCAAATCCAGATACCGGAGATGCTGATGCGGCCCCCTCAGACGTTGCGCTCTCTACCGTCGCCGGCACCGTCGCTGCCAACTACACCGACTGCCACGTCGACGCCGCGCGACTGACCAGCCTGCAGCAGACGCTGCGCGATCAGGGCGTGACCATCATCGGGGAGCCGACCGCGCCATGATGAAACCCAACAGCCTGCGCGAAGCCCTCACGGCCGCCGTGCCCTACCTGGCTGCGCACCCCGATGCGCTGCATGTCTTTGTCGATGAAGGAAACGTGGTCGGCACCGGCGCTCGGTCACTCGGCTTCGAATACCGATACACGCTGACGTTGATCGTGACCGACTACCCCGACAGCTCCGACACCGTCGTCGTGCCCGTCCTGGCCTGGCTGCGCACCAACCAGCCCGACGCCTTCACCAACCCCGACAAGCGCGAAGACGCTTTCAAGTTCGAGGCCGAGATCCTGAACCACACGACCGCCGATATCTCCATCAAGCTGAAGCTGACCGAGCGGGTCACGGTGAAGGTGGATGGCAAGGGCTACCAGGTGGAACACCACCCGGAACCGGTCAACGAAGACGACGACCCTGCGACATGGAGGCCTGCGTGAGCAACCTGCACGAGCTGGACGCCTACCTGGTCGGCCTGCTGGGCAAATTGGAAGCGCCGCAGAGCCGGGCGCTGGCCCGCGCCATTGCGGTGGAGCTGCGGCGCCGGCAGTCCGCCCGGATCGCCACGCAGCGCAACCCGGATGGCACCGCCTACGAGCCGCGCAAGCCGCAGCTACGACACAAGCGCGGCGGAATCCGGCGCTCGATGTTTACGCGGCTGCGGATGGCGAAGTACATGCGCATTGAGGCGAGCCCGAACGCGGCTGTCATCACGTTTGCCGGCAAGGTTCGGCGCATTGCGTCGGTGCACCACTTCGGCCTGCGGGATCGGGTCAATAAGAATGGGCTGACAGCGCAATACGCGGCGCGCGAGTTGCTGGGCCTAGACGATGGCGATATCGCAAACATCACCGACACGGTGTTGCTGCACCTGCTTCGACCCGCCTAGCCCGCAGCACTGTTGGACTCGATACTCGGACGCTACGGCTGCTGGCGCATGCGAGGCTACTTGCTTTCGTTCATGCGCTTTTCGGCCTCCACTATGGCCGTCTCTTTATCGACGATCCAATGAATCAGGAAGCGCAAGCAGGCGCGGTAAGCGTCTGTGACGCTGGACATAAAGTCGCTGGCGATCGAGTCTCTGATGTGGTCGGGGCTGGTACCGCCATCCAATCGAGATCGAGCCTCGGCTGCCATGTTCTTGACCATGTCGTACATGTGCATGCTTTGAATCCAGCTGCGAACCGGATCGCTGTCGAACTTCACAATAGTGAGGTCGTGGGCAAACACATTTCGTATTTTGCTGACGGCGGTGAGATCACGCTGTAGCTCGGGACCTATGATGCGAAGCATATACGCAAGGCGTATCTTGGTTCCAAACGGACCGAGCGGACCGCTGGGTTGGAACAGCTCCCGTGCGATCTTTTCATCTCGGCGCATATACAGACGCAGCAGACTGGTCAGATGGTTTTCAACTATCGCACCGAGGAGCACGGCCATCGCACGCTCAGAAGATTGATCGTAAAAGGCGTGCAGCTCTTCTTCTGTGAGCTTGTCATTCAATGCCCTGCGACCGCTGCGTTGCTCTTCTTCTTGCAGCAGTGCATCGAGGGCGTCCATTGGTTGGGAAACAGCGCCTTCTTCTGCATGAACGTTGTCGGTCATTGCTCCTCCGCCTTTGCCGATTGGTGGGCTACATTCGGTTGATATTCTGCCCTGTGTCACTCGGTCGTTGTGGCAACCGCCCGCACAACAACAGTCAGGTGCAGTCTTCGCGCGCGCACGGCACTCTGCAGGCATGGACCTCGCAGAACTCGCCCGCCTCATCGAAAACCTGATCCGCATCGGCACCGTGGCCGACGTGCGCCACGGCAACCCACCGACCGTACGCGTGCGCACCGGCGGCATCACCACCACCTGGCGCCCGTGGTGCGAACGCCGAGCCGGCACCACCCGCACCTGGAGCCCACCCACCAAGGGCGAGCAGGTCGTGCTGCTCTGCCCCAGCGGCGACCCGTCCAACGGCATCATCCTGTGCGCCATCCCATCGGCCGCGAACGACGTGCCGAGCCATTCGCCCAACGAAACCGTCACGCTCTACCCGGACGGCGCGCTCACCAAGTACGACCATGCGGCCGGCATGCTTACCGTGCAGGGCGTTAAGACCGTCTTCCTGGAAGCCGCCACCAGCGTGCTGGTGAAGTGCCCGGACACGACGTTCGACGGCTCCGTCACGGTCAAAGGCCTGCTGTCCTTCATGAACGGCATTGCCGGCCAGGGCGGCAGCAACGGCAACGTCATCACGGGCGACCTGACGCACCAAGACGGCAAGCTCTCTTCCAATGGCGTTGTGCTCGACGACCACAGCCATGGCGGTATCAAGCAAGGCGGAAGCTGGACGGACGGCACGCGATGACAGGCATGAACAACACCACCGGCCGTGCCGTCGCCGACGTCGCCCATATCCGCCAGTCCGTACGCGACATTCTCACCACGCCGATTGGCTCCCGCGCGATGCGCCGAGACTACGGCTCGTTGATCCCCGAGCTGGTCGACCAGCCCATGAATCCGGCAACCCGATTGCGCGTCATGTCGGCCTCGGTTTCTGCGTTGGTGAGGTGGGAGCCCCGCATCCGCGTTGCATCCGTTCGCTTGGCGGTGGACGCAAAGGGCAGCGCTGTCGTTGATATCGAAGGCGACCGTATTGACGGGCCGCGTCCCGAATCGCTCGGCCCGGTCTCTGTGGCGCTCCGGGGCTGACCATGGGCGCAATCGACCTCTCACTGCTACCCGAGCCCACCGTTGTGGAGGTGCTCGACTACGAAGCCATCCTGGCCGAGCGAAAGGCGTACTTCGTCGCGCTGCATCCAGCCGACGAGCAGGACGCCGTGCGCGCCATGCTGGCGCTGGAATCCGAGCCCATCAATAAACTGCTGCAGGAGAACGCATACCGGGAGCTTGTTTGGCGGCGGCGGGTGAACGATGCCGCGCTGGCAGTCATGCTGCCCTTTGCAAAAGGCAAAGACCTCGACAACCTGGTCGCCAATTTCAATGTCAAGCGGCTCACCGTCCTGCCCGCTGATGACACGACCGTTCCGCCCACCGCGGCCGTCATGGAGTCCGACGAGGCGCTGCGTGAGCGTGCTCAAGAGGCATGGGAAGGCCTGTCCGTCGCAGGCCCGGCCAAAGCGTACGAGTTCTACGCGCGCTCGGCCGACGGTCGCGTAGCAGACGCTCGCGCCACCAGCCCGGCCGGGGCAGAAGTCGTGGTCTCGGTTCTTTCCCACATCGGCGACGGCAGCGCAGACGAAAACCTGCTGCGTATCGTGTACGCGGCACTCTCAGGGGAAGATACCCGGCCGTTGGCTGACCGCCTCAAGGTGCAGTCCGCAACAATCGTCCCGTATCGCATTCGCGCTACCGTGTACCTGGCGCCCGGTCCTGCAGCAGAACCCATCCTCGATGCAGCTCTGAAACAAGCAACCCGCTACACCACAGCGCGGCGCCGTATCGGCCGCGACATCAACCGCTCGGCCATTACCGCTGCGCTGCACGTGGAAGGCGTGGAAAAGCTTGTCCTGGTGGAACCCGTCGCCGACATCCCGCTCGACCTCACGCAGGCGAGCTACTGCACGGGCGTGGAGATCATCAATGGGGGCACCAGTGAGTAACGCCACGCTGCTGCCACCCAACGCCACACTGCTGGAGCGCAGAGCGGCTTCGGCTGGACAGCGCATTGAACACGTACCGGTGCCGCTGCGCGAGCTCTGGAACCCGGCCACGTGCCCAGCCGAACTGCTTCCGTTCCTGGCTTGGTCTTTCTCCGTCGACAGATGGAACCCAGACTGGCCGACATCCACCAAGCGCGCCGTCACATCCGCGTCGTACCTGGTGCACCGGCGCAAGGGAACCATCGGCGCCATCCGCCGCGCGGTGGAACCGCTCGGGTTCGAGATCCGCGTCACCGAGTGGTGGGAGACGGAGCCGCCCGGTCCCCGTGGGTCTTTCAAGCTCGATGTGCAGGTCGGAGCGTTCGGCATTGATGAAACCACCCACATCGAGCTGGAGCGCGTGGTCAACGACGCAAAGCCATGCTCGCGCCCGATGCTCGCTCTACAGATCAGCCTCGTCACGCGCGGCGCAGACGCCGCCAGTGCCGCCGCCTATCTGGGCGACACGTTGACCGTCTACCCCTACGCACCACCAGACATTGTCGTCGCGGGTACCACCCGGTTCCTCGGCGCGACGCATGACATCGACACCCTCACCGTCATTCAGTAACCGCTATGTCGCAAACATTCTTTGTCGTCCCCACCGCTGCAGGCGAGGCACGCGATGCCAACGCCAAGGCGCTGGGCCTACCCCGGCGCTACACCCACATGGCCATCGGCGATGGCGGTGGCGCGCTGCCCACGCCCGACCGCAGCCGCACAACGCTCGTGCATGAACACCACCGCGCCCAACTAAATGCCCTGTGGCAAGACCCGGGCAATCCGAGCCAGTTTGTCGCCGAGCTGGTCATTCCTGAAACGCTGGGCGGCTGGTGGATTCGCGAGCTGGGCCTGTACGACGAAGACGGCACGCTTTGCTACTACGGCAACTGCCCCGAGACCTACAAGCCACAGATGGCAGAAGGCTCCGGCCGGACACAGGTCGTGCGTATGGCCGTGCTGTCCGCCTCCGGTGCCACGGTGGAATTGAAGATCGACCCCACGCTAGCTCTGGCCACTCGGCAGTACGTCGATGAAGCCGCAGTCAAGCAGATCGCAAATATCGCGAGCAACCAGTTGCTGCATATGACCACGGTATTGCGATCCCTCTGCGACACGAACAGGCTCGTCCTGAAGAACCACTATCTATGAAAGGTGAAGCATGACTCTTGAACAACAACTGGCTGATGCCATTGCCGCGCAAAATGCCCTGACACAGGCGGTTGCAGGCAAACAAGCGCAGATTGATGAAGCAACTACAGCGCAGCAGGCGGCGTTTGTGGCATGGATGGACAACGCGAAACACCAATTCGCAGCGAACAACCTTCGCGCCCTATTCGTAGGTGGCTCGGAAAGTAAGTGGTACCCGGTCGTGTTCTCGCTGCCGGCCCGCGTGCTCGGCCGAGTCAACATCGGCCGCGGCGTGCATAACGATGCCGACAAGTACGGCAGCTTTAACGGCTCAATGAACTTCAGCCTCGATGTCGTCAGCGGTGAATGGGGCGGCGCGCCGGGGCGAGTCATCCCATATAGCTACCAGTATTCCTTGGGCACGAACGTCGTGAATCCCTATGTCGCCGACTTTGGGCCAGACGTGTACGGCATGGCGCTCGTCGTTTATCTGTTGGGTCAGCGTACATACGATATCTCAACGTCATGGCAAGGGGACGTGACGGCCTACACGGCAGACAAAGACAATCTCATCTATTCCGCTGAAGGCGACGAATACGCGATCTTTCGTGACGCCAGGACGGCAGTCGCTCCGTCCATGTTGCCCAACAACTATCTCCGTGGAGGTTAACCATGCAGGCACCGAACGATTCCGTTGACTTCACAAGCCTGAGCGCAGGCCAGAAGACTGAGCTCCTAAAGCAATGGGAGTCCCAGCAGGCTCAAATTGCCAAAGACCGTTTGCGCATGCAAATCGAAGGCGTCGCCGACACGAAGACCCGTGAAGGCGTCATGTCAGATGTCGTCGGCATGATGTTTGTCGGCCTGGCCGAGCTAGTCGTTGCGCTGTCGAAGGCAAAGAGCATTGCAGACGTCAACTCTGCAGCCGAGCCGCTTTTCAAGATCGGAAGTGCCGTCGATTCGGCAGTGAAATCGGGGGCATTGAAACTGCCCTACATGGTCAAGGTTGGGGGCGCTCAGGGCGTGCTAGCTGACATGACGGAACTGTCGAACGGCATCGCCGCAGTCATCGCAGCGCAGCGATCGGCTTCGAACCAGCAGTAGACGTGGTGGCGCCGGGTGCGGAGTACTCAGCCGGCGCGCTCCTTGTAACCTCACTCCGATCGTGCCGGCATAAGAAATGGGGCTCCCGAGCACAAGCTGGAGCCACCGCAAGTGCGGCGCGCCTATTGCAGGGCCGTCGCGCTGGATGACGGTGGCACCTGGCCGGCTGGGCTCGGCACCATCCGTTTCAGGCGCTCCACCTTGTTTGTGGCAACAATGTCGTCGACGTACCGGTCGCAGACTTCAGTGACCCACCTGTAATCCCCGGCGTTCAGTTGCGGCGCGTGGAGCTGGATAAAGAGCAGCTTCTCTTTCACGCGCGCAATGTACGTGCACAGCAGGAACTTGGCCGCTACGTGGTCTCCGCCGGTGTTGATGTCGGCTCGCCACACTGCTGTGTAGCCAGCGGCATCGTCGTCTTCGCGTCCACGATGAAGCAGCGCAAGCTGCCCAATCCGCAGTTTGTCGACCTTCTGGCCAAGCGCTTCGTCCAACTCGTGCTCTCGGCCCTTGACCGCTTTGTTGGCAAAGGCGGCAAAGTTCGCAAGCGCGGTACTTGATGCCTTTGTCTGCGAAGTGATCTTGAGGAAATCGTCCAACGAAAGGCGCTGATCCGCCATGGCGGCGGGCGTCTTGATCAGGATGTAGCTATCTCTGTCCCCGTGGCGAACCTGCATGGAGACCAATTGCGCGCCCGGCTCAAGGCGCACCGTTGATTCTTCTTTCTCGCCATCCGGCATCACCTTCGTATCGGTGTAGCCAGACGCAATAGGCACGTACAGCTCGGTGTGCCCGACCACCACTGTCCTTTCTTCGGCCGCGCTTGCGGCGCCCGCAAAGGTCAGTGCGGCAAGGAGCAGAAATGTCTTAAAGCGGTTGCTTGTCATGCGCGGTGAGAGGTGGGTTTTATAGGCAACCTGCATAGTGCAACGTCGCGCGCGGCACCGCTCGAAGTTCGGCGCTTCCCCCCTCTTCTGACGGGTCCAAATGCAGCGAATTTGCGACATTCGCCGCTGCGGCCTGTGTTCTGTTGTGCAGCCTCACGCCACAACACCCAGCGCGCGACACGCTCGCGCGCGCGCCGCATCCTTGCCGGGTCTGATCCAACGTCGGCTCACCCCGGAGGAATGCATGCCCACCGACTACCACCACGGCGTCCGTGTCATCGAAATCAACGAAGGCACACGCCCCATCCGCACCATAGCAACCGCCGTCGCCGGCGTGGTCTGCACGGCCAGCGACGCGGATGCGGCCGCCTTCCCGCTAGACACTCCCGTGTTGCTCACCGACGTGCAAGGCAGCGTTGGCAAGGCCGGCGACAAGGGCACGCTCGCCCGCACGCTGCAGGCCATTGCAGACCAAACCAGCCCTCTGACCGTCGTCGTGCGCGTGGCTGAAGGCAAGGCCGAAGGCGAGACCACCAGCAACCTGATCGGCACCACCAACGATCAAGGCCGCTACACCGGCATGAAGGCGCTGCTCGCCGCGCGCAACCGCTTTGGCGTCACGCCGCGCATCCTCGCCGCGCCTGGGCTCGACTCGCTGCCCGTCGCATCCGAGCTGGCCAGCATCGCCCAAAAGCTGCGCGCCTTTGCCTACGTCAGTGCCGCCGGCTGCAACACCAAGGAAGACGTCGTCGCCTACCGCCAGAACTTCGGCGCGCGCGAGCTCATGATGCTGTGGCCGGACTTCGTGGGCTGGGACACCGCCACCAACGCCGAGCGCACGCTCTGGGCCACCGCCCGCGCCATCGGCCTGCGCGCCAAGATCGACAACGAGACCGGCTGGCACAAAACGCTCTCCAACGTGCCCGTCAACGGCGTAACGGGCCTCTCGCGCGACGTGTATTGGGATCTGCAGAACCCCGCCACCGATGCCGGCTACCTCAACTCCCACGACGTCACCACGCTCATCAATCAAAACGGCTTCCGCTTCTGGGGCTCGCGCACCTGCAGCGCCGACAAGCTGTTCGCCTTCGAGAACTACACGCGCACCGCGCAAGTCCTGGCCGACACCATGGCCGAAGCGCACATGTGGGCCAACGACCTGCCCATGACGCCAAGCCTGGTGCGCGACATCCTGGCCGGCGTCAACGCCAAGCTGCGCAACATGGTGCGCAACGGCTACCTGCTGGGCGGCGAAGCGTGGTTCGACCCCGCCGTCAACGACAAAGACACGCTCAAGGCCGGCCAGTTGGCCCTCGACTACGACTACACGCCCGTCCCGCCGCTGGAAGACCTCACCTTCCGCCAGCGCATTACCGATCGCTACCTCATGCAGTTTGCCGACGCCGTCAAAGCGGCCTGAGCGGCGGCACCCGCAATTGCCATCTGACAAGGAACCACCATGGCACTCCCCCGCATCCTCAAACAGTTCAACGTCTTCGCCGACGGCATCTCGCACGCCGGCGAAGTGGAAGAAATCACCCTGCCCAAGCTCACGCGCAAGCTGGAGGAATACCGCGCCGGCGGCATGAACGGCCCCATCGACATCGACCTCGGCAACGAAAAGCTGGAGATGGAAACCACTTACGGCGGCCTGATGCGCGAAATCCTCAAGCAGTACGGCACCACAACCGTGGACGGCGCCATGCTGCGCTTCGCCGGCGCCTATCAGCGCGAAGACAGCAACGAGGTAGACGGCGCAGAGGTTGTCGTGCGCGGCCGTCACACGGAAATCGACTTCGGCAACGCCAAGGCCGGCAGCAAAGACCCGTTCAAAGTCAAGTCGTCGCTCTCGTACTACAAGCTGACCGTCAACGGCGAAGAGTGGATCGAGCTCGACCACGTCAACTTCATCGAGCGCGTGTTCGGCGTCGACCGCCTGGCCGAACAACGCAAGGCCATCGGGCTCTGACCGCTCAAAAGCCACCTGGCGGCCCGCCTGGCGCGGGCCATCCGCCCACACGGGGCAACCCTCCTTTCTTCTTCGCACTCATCACCATGGACAAACAAACCGCCACCATCACCCTGGACACCCCCATCAAGCGCGGCAACCAGGAAATCACCACCATCACCGTGCGCAAGCCCGGCTCGGGCGAGCTGCGCGGTGTGAGCCTCATTGACCTGATGCGCATGGAGGTGACCGCCCTGCACACCGTCCTGCCGCGCATCACCGACCCGACGCTCACCACCGCCGACGTAAGCAAGCTGGACCCCGCCGACCTGGTGCAGATCGCCAACGAGGTGACGGGTTTTTTGCTGCGGAAGCAGGACAAGGAGGACGCCTTCCTGACCGAATCGAAGACGCCGCAGCAGACGTTGCAGTGATCTTCGGCTTCCGCCTGGAGGAGCTATACGCCATGGGCATCATGGAGCTGATGGAGTGGCGCGAACGCGCCCGCGAGCGTAGCGAGGCGCAGGAATGAGCGACGCTCGCCGCCTGCGCCTGGAGGTTGTGCTGCAGGCTGTGGATCGGGCCACGCGCCCGTTTCGCAGCCTGCTGAAGACCAACAACGAGCTTGCCCGCTCGATGAAGGCCACGCGCGACCAGCTCAAGGCGCTGGAGCGTGCGCAGGGGCTGACCAACCAGTTCGGCAAGCTGCGCTCCAATATCGGCGAGACCGCCACTGCGCTCAAGGCCGCCCGGGAGCGGATGGTTCGTCTCCGCGAAGCCGTAAAAGCGGCCGAGTCGCCCACCGCCAAGCTGGTGCAACAGTTCCGCCAGGCCTCGGCCGAGTCCGTTCGTCTCGCCAGCAAATACCAGGCACAGCGCACCCAGCTCGAAGAAGTGCGGCAGAAGCTGCGGGAGGCGGGGCGCGGCTCCATGACGATGGCGCAGTACCAGGATCACCTGCGCAAATCCACCGAAGCCGCCACGCGGGCGCTAGAACAGCAGGACGCCAGGCTTAAGGCTCACAACTCTCGCGCAAAGGCACAGGCGGCGGTGCAGCACACCGCAGACCGAATCCGCGCGCGCGCCGGCAACCTGGCCGCTGCCGGAGCCGGCGCGTCGGTGGCCGGCATGGCGGCTGGCTCGCCCCTCTTGAAAGGCATTGGCCAGGCGAAAGACTACGAACAACAGGTCTCCCAGTTCCGCGCGCTCGGCATTGGCGAGAAGAAGCTGCAGGAGGCCGCAGCGTTCGCCAACAGCATCAACGTTCAGGGCCTGAGCCAGCTCGACAAACTCAAGCTGCTCAAAGAGACGTACACCATCACGCGGGACATGCACCACGCCGAAGAGATCGCGCCTGTCCTCGCAAAGATGAAGGTCGGCATCGAATCGGTCATGGCCCGGCGCGGCCACGGCGAAGGGCACGGTGAGATCGCCGAGCAAATGCTCATGGACCTGGTTAAGACCACCGAGCTGCGCGGCTCCCTCAAGAGCCCCGAAGCCTTCAAGCAGGCCGTGGATAACGCGACCAAGGCCTATGTGGCTTCTGGCGGCACGGTCAAGCCGGAAGACTTCCTCAATGCCATCAAAACGGGGGGGATCGCAGCCAAGCAGTTGGGCGACGATAGCTTCTACTTTGGCCTGCTGCACACCATGCAGGAAATGGGTGGCTTTCGCACAGGCACGGGCTTGATGAGCGCGTACACAAACTGGGTGCAGGGCCGCAGTACGCAGCAAACTGCGGAAGAGCTCGTCAACGCCGGCATGGTCGATCCGGCCTCGGTCAAGTACGGCAAGACCGGGCACGTCACCAAGATGCTGCCCGAAACGCTCGAACAGGTTGAGCTCTACAAGACCGACCCGTTCGAGTACATGACGAAAGTGCTGCTGCCCAAGATCAACCCGGACGGCAAGCTGAGCGACCAGCAAGTGGTTAGCAAAATCGGCCAAATGTTCTCCGCCCGCAAAGGCGGCGACCTTCTTGCATCGCTCTTTCTTGAGCGGGCCAATATCCAAAAGCACCGGGAGAGCGCGCCCAAAGCGTACGGAGTGGATCCGCTCTACGCCGAGGGAATGCGCATGACGCAAGGCAAGGAAATGGAAACCCTTGCCAAGGTCCGAGATCTGGAAAAGGAAATCGGCGAGAAGGTATTGCCGCTGTACGCCAGCGCCCTGGAGTGGGTCGCACGTGCAGCCGATCGCGTCACCAAGTTCATGCAGAAGAACCCCGGGCTCGCCAAGGCCATGGCCATCAGTGTTGGCGTGCTGGCCGCCTCGCTGCTGGTGCTCGGCCCCATCATGCTGGCGATTGCATCCGTGCTCGGGCCGTACGCCATGCTGCACATCCTCCTGGGCAAGATCGGCGTGTCGGGCGGCGTGCTGTCCGCCGTGCTGCGGGGGCTGGGCGGCGCCTTCATGTGGGTGGCGCGTGCGGTGCTGTTCATCGGCCGCGCTCTGCTGCTGACTCCCATCGGTTTGGCAGTCACGGCCATTGCAGTGGCAGCCTATTTGATCTACAAGCACTGGGACTGGATCAAAGGCAAGTGGCGCGAGATTTGGCAAGGCATGGAAACCGACACCAGCGGCACCATTGCCCGCATCAGCGCGATCGTGCTGAGCTGGGCACCGCTCAGGCTCTTTTACGCCGTGCTCGCGCCCGTGCTGCGCTGGTTCGGCGTCGATATGCCAGACAAATTCTCGGAGTTCGGCGCCAACATCATCAAAAGCCTGATCGACGGCCTGTTCAGCAAATTCCCCGCGCTCAAAGACGCCCTAGGGAAAGTCGCCGCGTGGTTCAAAAACCTGTTTGGCGACACCGCCCCCGCGCTGCCCACACCTCCTGAAACACCCGCGCTGGAAGCGGCCAAGACTGGTGTCGGCAAGCTGGCCGGCATCGGTGCAGGCATCGCCATCGGCAGCGCACCGGCGCTGGCCGCACCCATTTCTTTCGACATGCGCCCGGCGCTCACAACCATCGCCGCCGCCGGCGCCGCGGCCCATGCCGCGCCCATGCAGCCCATCATCAACGTGTACCCGCCCGCCGGCGCCGACCCGCAGGCCATCGCGCGCATGGTGCGCGACGAGCTGCGCCAGATCGAAAACCAACGCGCGGCGCGTGCGCGCTCGCGCCTCTCAGACAGGGATTGACCATGATGATGGCACTGGGTCTGTTCGTGTTCAGCCTGGACACGGCCCCGTATGCGGAGTTTCAACGCCAGATCGGCTGGCGCCACCCCGGCAACAATCGGGTCGGCCGCCGCCCATCGCACCAATTCACCGGCCCGGACGACGAAACCATCACGCTATCGGGCAAGCTGGTGCCCGAGCTCACCGGCGGCGAATGGACGCTCGCCGCGCTGGAAGTCATGGGCGACAGCGGCGAATCTCACACGCTCATCGAGGGCACCGGCCGCTACTACGGCCAGTTCATCATCGACAGCCTGGACACCACCCGTACCTACTTCTTCCAGGACGGCGCCGCCCGCGTGTGCGACTTCACCATCAAGCTGACCCGCGTAGATGACGGCCTGCTGTCCAAGGCGGCGAGCGTTGCAACGGACTTGCTGCGATGACGGACAAGCACACCACCGCCCTCTCCCCCCGCCCGGCCTACCGCATCAAGGTGGGCGACAAAGACATCACCGACCGCTTCCAAGGCCGGCTGATCGAGCTCACGCTCACCGACAACAGCGGCTTTGAAGCGGACCAGCTCGACATCGAGCTCGACGACAGCGACGGCAAGCTCGACCTGCCCGAGAAAGGGGTACGCCTGGCGCTGTCGCTCGGGTGGGCAGATTCCGGCCTGGTGGACAAAGGCACCTACAAGGTGGACGAGCTGGAGCACAGCGGCCCGCCGGATCGGCTCATCATCCGCGCGCGCAGCGCAGAGATGGACGGTGGCCTCATCACCCGGCGCGAAGACTCGTATGCCGACAAGACCGTCGCGGAAGTCGTCCAAGCCATCGCTCTGCGCAACAAGTTCACCTGGTTGGTCGGCAAGAAGCTGGCCGGCCAAGTCATCACCCACGTGGATCAGACCGGCGAGTCAGACGCCAACTTCCTCTCGCGGCTGGCGAAAGAGTTCGACGCCATTGCCACGGTGAAGAACGACAAGCTGCTATTCATTCCCGCCGGAGAGCCGACCAGCGGGTCGGGCCTGCCGCTGCCCACGGTCAGCATTACGCGCGCGTCGGGCGACACCCACACCTTCAGCGTTGCCGATCGGGAGAACTACAACGGCGTGAAGGCGCACTACCAGGACACGCGCGCCGGCGTGCGTGGTGAGGTGGTCATCGATGCTTCCAATGCCGTGGCCACCAAAGAGAAGCGCACCACCAAAGAGAAAAAGAAGAAGCAGGAGACGGTGCAGGCCGACCCGAACCCGGACAACGTGAAGGTGCTGCGGCACACATACGCGTCACGGTCCAACGCCGAGCGGGCTGCACGGGCGGAATGGCAGAAGATTCAGCGCGGCGTGGCGACGTTCAACATCACGCTGGCGCGCGGGCGGGCGGAGCTGTTTCCCTCGTTGCATGCGAAGGTGAGCGGGTGGAAGCCGCAGATTGATGGGACGGGCTGGTCTGTCGGCCGTGTTGTTCACAGCTTGAACGACAACGGTTTCATAACAACCATCGATCTTCAGATCGCTTCTAACAAGGTTAGTTGACCATCGACAAACAACATATCAACCGTTTTAGTTCACTAAATTCATGGGCACCACCTGCAGTGGGGGATTCTCGGCTTCTGCATACCAGTCGATAATGAGATCCAACTTTGGGTTGGATTTTTCTCATGCGTCTTACCGATTCGGCTGCCACCAAGCTTGAGCACTACTTCTTGGACATTAAGTTCGCGCCCTTAGCCCTCAGCGCCATTAGCGAGTTGCTGGCTGAAGTACTGAAGGAAGCACCGCCCCCTGCCGAGGAGATGGAAGGAGAGTTGGCAGCAGCCTTCCTTGAGAGGCTGATTCCTCTAGTACAAACAGCCATCATCAAGAAACAGCAGGCATATGGCGCTGTGCAGTGGCTTTGGTACCTTCGTCGAATGCCGGAGTTCCCCTTGATGGGTAGTTACCATACGACGCTTGCGTACGACCTCGCATTGGCAGAGTCGCTATCTTGGTATTGCCCGCAAACTGGTGCCAGCCCCTCGGGCAATCCCCTCGCCTTCAACTGCGATGAGTCAGTTGCAAGACACCTCGCAAGGTTTATTGGAAGAATCAAGCTGCTGTCGCAGCTCCACATCGCCTATCGGCGGGTCGGCAAGGGTTCAAGACTGACGGTCAGTTCAAAGGAAGTACGTTTTCATACTGACGCTGCAACAGAAGCCGCCATTAATCTCTATGACGAGCGGCATGACGCTGCGCGACAACACAATGGCGGTCGACTTGGGATCGCTGAAGGAAATACTGACTTCACCGATCCGGAACATTTCTCAGAGCCCGACATAGCGAGAGCGCACCTTGTGTTCGGCTTCCATGGCGACAAAATAGACGCCCCAACACTTTTCCCGCATGAAGGACGGCTTGTAGCCGGTCTTGTCGCAACGCGCTTCATTCTTCAATCCGCAAGTGTCGACCGTATCATCCGCCCTTTTTTGGCGGGAAACGGGCCAACGCCCGCCTATGTGCAACAACTGTCGGCATTGGTGCTGCTCCTGATTTTGTTGCCCTCACTTTTCGTTGAGTTCCCATGGGCGTTTTCGACCGTTCAGCAACGTGGGTACTTCTTAACTATGGGTGCGCAACTCCGGGCATGGGCAGACAAGAACTTAGAGCATGTAGCAAGGCAGCTCTCTGAGCGCTACCCAGAGATCGTTTGGCCCGGCAAGTACGACGACTGGATCAATAGCCTTAACTCTATTGAACCGAACCTGTGGCCACTGAAGTCCGGAGGTGTCCTGCGAAAGTTGGGAGAAATTACGCTCATAGACTTTTCAGCAGCGACTAGTTCCTTACTTGCTGGGCAGCAAATTGATAGAGACCCGGCCATAGGGAACGTTCGAGCAGGCATCTTCGAGGATGAATGCCAGGAAATCATCGATGCAAGCTCATGGGTGCCGCCGGACGCGCTCAAGCAACAGCGCCGAAAGCAGCTAAGGCGTAATGGAAACAAAATCACTGATGTCGATGCCGTCGGCTGCCGGGATGGCCAACTGCTCCTGGTTTCCTGCAAGAGCCTCGTCTACGACGGTGACTATGACAAAGGCGTACTCCGGGTGGTGAAGAACCTTCAGTCAACCATTGACAAGGCCGTTGCCGATTGGAACGCCAAGATTGAGGACATTCGCAACAACCCAAGGGGAGACAACTTCGATTTTTCCGGGTACCGCGAAATACACGGAGTCGTATGCACGCCCTTCGTGGCCTACTCGAATACGGCGGCAACCCTCCAAAGGTCTATCTTTGGATGGCACGCATGCGCCTCTGCCGAGGAACTGCGGAATGCCCTGGCCTGAAAGAACCTCCCACCACACGTATGCATATGCCGAGGAGCCCATCCCCTTCGGCTCCGACAAAGCGGTCTCCCGCCGAGCAAACGCAAACCTTCATTGCGAAGCCTCCTTCACGCTTCAAGTTCGACCACCCCCGCACTAAGCTCAACGTCTAACGCGTTGCCACACTCGTTAACCCACAGCCCCGCCACCGCGCCGTAGCCTCACCACGCGGCCCGCGCGCCGCTGTGGGAGATACGTAAGTGAGCAACAAGACGAACATCAAGCAGAGCATTTCCGCCGGCAATGGCAACGTGCAAATCGGCCAGGTGATCCTATGCGGGTCCGCCGCCCGTTCACGCTGCCCCACTCCGCCGGCGCCAGCCAAAGAACGCATGACCACCGAGCAACGGGCAGAACTCACCCACATCGCATTACAGATTGAACTGGAGGAAGATGGCGCCGTGGACGCCGGCACCGTTTGGAAAGCCTTGTGCAACCACCTCAACGGCCGGGGCTTACAAGACGTGAGAGACAACACTGAGTTGTCTCACGAGCAGTACTGGGCAGCCCGATCCTATTTGGATGGCTGGTTATCCTGCGCGCGGGGTGAAAACCTGCCGCGTACCGGCATGATTCGGGAGATCATGCGGATGTGGGGACTTCGGGGTGGGCTTCGAGCGTCCACAATGGCGTTGTGCGAAACACGGTTTCGTGCGACTACGCTGGGCGATCTAACAGACGCCCAACTACGGGCAGCGCTATGGGTTACGGTGGCAGATTGGCGCGCATACTGGACGCAACTGGAAACCAACTAACTGCCCCTATTCCGTCAGATCAGACGATCCAGAGGAATTACATTGGAATACGCTGGAAGAAACTGGCACTACAGCTACCGTCGCTACTTCGATCTTTGCGAAGAAGCAGAGTTGAAGACTTGCTCCAATCGAATTTCAGAGCAATATGCCAGGCTGACTAAGAACTGGACAACTGAACTCAACTCTGAATGGTCATGTCGCATCTACTTTGCGACAAAGATGATTCTCAACGCCACTGTGCTCACCAACAGCCTGGATTTTTCCACCAGCGTCGGGTTGAGAGTCGCCAATCCATATTTTGAGTACTACGCCACCCTCTCACTCTTGAGAGGCTTGGTCTACACGCTCCCAAGCGAGGCGTGGCAGGATGGAAAGCTCCTAGAGATATCGCACAGCAAGGCAATCAATGTTGCCTTCGACTGGATAGCAAAGTTCAACCGACCAAAGGCTGATCAACTCAAAGAGTTGACGTTGCAGCTCAAAGCTCAACGCGAACTCATTGCGTATCGCGCCCCTGCCAGTGGCGACAGCAATCTCGGCAAGGACTACGATCTCAATGAGTTGCTTGTTCTTCTAGCCGAGTCGGCACAATTCAACTCAGAGCTGCTACAAGCCTCTGTCGAGAAAAATGCAGACCCTTCTTCTTTTGAAGTTCTATTCGAGCACATCGAATCGATTTGCTCGGTTTCAATAGAAGGCTACGATTTCGTTGACTACGAGGATGCACATCGCCTGGACTATGTACGTCGAAAGATAAAGCGCCCCTACCAGCTAGCCTTGTTTATGACTGAAGGTCAAACTGAGGACTTCATTGGAGCGTGGGACAGCAAAGAAGATGAAGAGGGACACTTCTCAAACGGTTCGCCCTCCAATTGGCAAACCATTTTTGATATTCCGTGATCGAAAAGCCCGCGCCTAGCGGGCTCCCGTCACCTACACCTTCGGCGCGCACTTCCTCAACACCGGGCTCCCGATAATGCGCCCACCACCGGTACACACCCAGGCAACCTTCGCGCCCTTCTTGAGCGAAGCGGCCACCGCCTCATGCTCCTTGTCCAGGTACGCATGCACAGGCATGAACGGATTGCCGGCGCCAAGCTTCACAACGATGCCGTCGGTAAAGTCCTTGTCGATGCTCTGCACCGTACCGCTCACCAGCAGGCTCTTGCCTTTGTACTTCTGATCGGCCGCCACCTCGTTATCGTCGTAGGCCCGGAACAGCGCTTCGGCCTTGACTGGTAGGGGCGGCTCGGCAGCGTCTGCGCTCTCCAACACACTGCCCGCACTCGGGGCACCGCCTGCCGCCGGCTTTGGCTTCATAAGGTTGCTGATCGCACTGATGATGAACACGGCAATCGCCAACCCAAACAGCAACTTCACTACCTTCATCACTTCTCCTTTCTATCGTCCCGACACGCTGGTTGATAAAAAGGCTGTATGCCGCGCCCCCCCGCGCAGCTACTGCTCTATTGGAATTGCTTCAGAACGCACGCTGTCGACCATGGTGATTAAGCTAGCCGGGCCTCATCGCCCTGCGGCTACTCCATCATGAGCGCGATCGCTTCGTCTTCATTCATTACTGGAATCCCAAGCGCCTCGGCCTGAGCAAGCTGCTTGTGCCCCACCAACGGCCCGGCAACCACATAGGTCACGGTCCTGGTGATTCTCTCTCGCACATCCCAGCCAGCTTCCAACGCGCGCGCCTCCAAGGCGTCGCGTCGAGTAGGGTGCAGGCCAGCGAAGACCACCGCTGTCTGCCAATCCCATGCCTCCGCTTTGCGCCGACCTCTTTCCTTCCGTCTGGTCGAATCCGGCGACATCGCTACAGCGGAAAGCCAAGAGGCTGCGCTCATGACTTCCCCCGTCTCTGAGCGGGTAACTGAGCCAACAATGCGGTGGATCAGGAAAGAGCGCGTCGCCTTTCGATCATGGTCGTGCGCGTCCATGTATGGCCTGCCCTTTATGTCCACCACCTGAAACGCTGTCACCGTGCGCCTCTGCTGCGTTCCATCGGCCTTGCGATACCGGAATGAAATTGTGTCGGGGAGTTGGATCGGTTCGACAGTTGCCGACAGGTACATCTCCGGTGCCCTGCCCTTCGACTTTGCTGCCGGCGTAGCCCGTCTCGGCGGCTGAACCGAATCAGACTGAATGGTCGGCGCCCCACTCGCTTTCGTGCCAGTTGCACTTGCGCTGGTCGGAAGGCTAGACGGCGCCATCTGACGCACGTCGCCGGGCACGTAATTGAGCTCCCGCCACCACGCACCGAGCCGCTCGCGCAATGGCCCTGAAACGGGACGCAAAACTGGCTTAACTGCTAGCCCTGGCGCCTTCGTCGCTACCTGGCCATATCGGTGATATGCCCAACAAGTTCCAAAGGTGAACAGCCACATTAGCAACTTGCCGCCATCGCCCCAATCATCGTCATTTGACACTACTGCCGCACAGACGAACATGAAGGCGGGAACATGCGCGGCAAAAAGCGCAATCAAGTGCCCGCGCCACCGTGGCCCACCTCGGGCAACGTGACCACGAACCAATTCAAGCCATCCCCAAGCGGTCAGCCAAACATAACCGACCAAAATTCCGATGCTGGCAAACGCGTCCTGCACGTGTGCTCCACTGAATCATCCCGAGTCTAGGTTGATAAAGAGGCCGTATGCCGCGCCCCCGCACGGCCACTGCTCTGTGCTTATTTCTTCGCCTTCTTGACCGCCGGCGCTTTCGTCCGGACGTTGCCAACTTGGACGTTGTTCGAGCCGCCCACAATGATCTGGGAGCGCTTGCCCGCCTTCACAGGCTGCACGTCAGTGGCAGGGGCCGAAAGCCCGCCAATCAGCGCAAGCACACCCGCGCGCCCGCGCGCATCGAGTTCCCGATAGCCGGCCACCACTGCGTCTTCCTCTGGTGACATCAGGGAAGTCATATGCCTGCCCGTCACGATGTAGAGAACGTCGGCGCCGTTCGCGCCCCAGCCGGCCAGGGACAAGATCCCGGGCTCGCGTTCCCCAGATTCGTAGTTCGAGTAGGTCCGCAAGGCCACACCGCCGAGTTGGGCCATTTGAGTTTGGGACAACCCCAGCCGCACCCGCTCTCGCGCGAGCCGCACGCCGAATTGCAACATTGTGCTATCCATGCTCATTACACGCACGTTCGTGCATATCATTAGCCTTCATATGCAAGATTCTCTTTCACGAGTATATCGACCATGCCCCGTGGAAATGTCGCAGAACGTCGCGCGCCAACTGGCGTCGTGACTGACAAGCCCGTCTATATCCGCCTTCGGCCCGAGGAGCTTCAGAAGTTCAAAGCGCGCGCGGCCACTGAAGGCCGGTCGCTCGGCAACATGGGCCGCCTCCTGATCCTGAGCGCGCTAGCCCAGCCGAGCCCCAACAAGCTTAAGCAAGACGTGCCCCAACGGCACGCAACATCCGTTGTGGAGGATTGACCATGCACACCCAACACCGAATCGAACACGCCTTGCGGCGCAAGCTCTCCGGCCCATCGCGGCAAGACGCGCAGCAGACCATGGGCTGGGACAAAGGCGCCATGAGCCGCTTCCTGAGCGGCGAGCAAGGCGTGCTGATCGACAAGCTGGATACGCTCGTTGGCGTTTGCGGCTATGTGCTTGTTACGCGCAAGTACATGGATGCTGTCGCCACCCTAGGCGAGGTCGGCATGTTCTGCGAGTGCGCGCGTCAGGGGCTGGGCGAGTGCAGCCGTCCGCAAGGGGGTGGGAAATGAAGCGCCTGCAGAACCGCCTTGCCCGACTGCGTGCACGCAGCGACCGTGCAGACGCCAAGTTCGACCGTGCGTTTGAGTCGTGGGCGCGATTAGACGGTCGGCCCGAAAAACTCGATGAAGCTCTGGCTCTCTTCTATGCCAGGTATCCGAGCCTGACACTCTGGGCAATGAAGCAACGCCTTGCCCTGTTCAAATTCCAGCTTCGACTTACGACCGTCGTATGCACACGCTGTACAAATGTACACACGCCTGTCGCTCTGGCTGGGTGGAAGTGGCTTGGCAAGGCATCGACCGCCCAGGGGCGTCTTAAACGATTTGTATCCGGCGAGGTCGCGGTCGCGCTCAAGCAACTCGCTCAACTGCTGTCTGAGCTCCACGTTTTCCTGCTCTGTCGTGGTTACGCGCTGCAGGAGCGCCGCATTTCCCTCTTGAAGTGCACGAGCCAACTTCAAGAGGTGCATACGCTGACGCTCAAACACCTCTTCAGCTTCTGCCAGTCGGGCGCTGTCTCTGGCCGCAACGGCGGTTTTGGCAGCGGCGAACGTGTTGCCGATGTGACTGAGCAAGGTATCGATTTCCATGAGGGCTCCTCTGTTGATGATTCAAACGGTGTTGGAACCAATGAGTCTATGGCCGAGGATGTCCCTCACCCACCTTCTGTAAAACAAAGCCACAAACAGGACCGCCCATGCTGATGACCTGCCCCCATTGCAAAGGCCGTCTGAAAATCCGCACCAGCCGCGAGGTGACGCTGCTCACGCGCGAAGCCTACTTGCAGTGTGAAGACGTGCATTGCGCCTACACCTGCGCGGCCATCATTTCGCAGGTGCGCACCATCGCGCCCAGCATGCGGCCCAACCCGCAGGCCTATCTGCCCGTGAGCCGCAAGCGGCCAGCGGCGCAAGACACGCGCCAACTGGATCTGCTCGGCGGCAAGTAGCCGCCCCTCTCTTTCCTCCCTTTTCCCCTGTCCGACGGCGTGTCTCCCCCACGCCGGAGGGCGGCTTTTTGCCCATTTTTTGCGAGGCCCGTATGCAAACCAACGCAGTCTTGACCTTTGAAAACGTCGACTTTGATGTGGTCGATATCCGCAACACGCCATGGCTAAGGGTCTTCCAGATTGGAAGTGCCTTGGGCTACCGGAATCCCAGCTCCGACATGGCGAAGCTGTATGACCGCAATGCGGACGAGTTCACCGAGGAATTGACGCAGCTCATCGAGCTCGACACCGTCGGCGGCCGGCAGCAAGTGCGCATCTTCAGCCCGCGCGGCTGCTATCTGCTCGGCATGCTGGCGCGCACCGAGCGCGCCAAGGCGTTCCGCCGCTGGGTGCTCGACGTGCTGGAAGGCCGCCTGGTGCCACAAGAGACGGGCCGCATGACGGTGCCGCAGCGCCTGGCTGCGCTCCGCTGCCGCAGCACCTTGGTCAAAGAACTTGCCAACGCACGCACCGCGCCACTGGCGGTGGAGCTGTACGCCAACCTGCAGCAGGTCTCCCGGCTGCTGGGCATGCAGGCGCAGCCCATCTCCGTGCTTGCGCCCATCGCGCGCCAGAACAGCCTGCAGGGCATTGCCTGAGGAGGCCAGCATGCAACCGTCTGTCCTGGCTTTCGTTGTCCGCGTTACCAGCTCCACCGGCGTGCGCCAGCGTTTCTTCGTCTTGGCCCGCTCCAGCGTCGACGCACTGCTCATGGTGCTCGGCCAGCGCGGCATCAGCGCGCGCGGTGCCTCTGCCCGCCCCGCGCGGAGGGCCGCCTGATGCTCGCTCTCGTCAACCTCTGGATGGTGCTCACCGCCCTGGTGTCGGTGGCTCTGCTGAACTACGACAGCCGCACGCACCGCTGGGGCGCACTGGTGGGCCTGCTGGGCCAGCCTGCATGGCTGTACCTGACGCACGTAACCAATGAGCCCGGCATGTTCACCGCCAGTGTGTTCTTCCTGCTGTGCTACGGCCACGGCGTCTGGCGGGGCTTCTTCGCCAGTGGGGTGCGCCATGAGTAAGCCGAGCGTCTCCGAGGCGGATGTGCGCCGCGCCTACCGCTTCCTGCGCGTCCTCACGCCGTACAACGCCATGTCCGCGCCGCTGCGCGCAATCGTTACCGCAACCGCACGGGCACGCCTGAAGAAGCGCTCCCACACGAACCCTCCCGCCATCGACCTGAAGCGCCGCGCCGCTGGCGACCTGGACGACTGACATTCATCGAGACCTGACCATGAAAACATCCATTACCTTCAAAATCGACAGCTCCCTCCTGCCGAGCTACAGCGACGAGTACATCGCAGCGCTGTGGCATATCGCCCAGGTCAACCCAGCGCCCCACGGCGACCACGACGCTGGCGTGCTGGTCGAGCACATCGGTCGCGAGATCATCCTGCGCTGGTTGCGCGGCGTGCCCGTGCCCGTCTGGAATATCCAAGGCCGCGACTACTACCACCAGCAGCTCATACGGTTTGCTCGCTGGAATGGCGTGGAATGGGTGGAGGACCACTCTTCAAATCCGACCCTGCAGGAGGCCGTCTGATGCGAGCACTCGAAGACCGCACGCACGACACCGAGCGGGACGCCATGCGGTATCGCTGGCTTCGTGACACGCAAAACAAGCCGGTGCGCGGCGGCGAAGACCATGAACCGGCCGGTACGATCAGCAACCTCTTTGTCAGCGAAGGGGACGGCGTGGCGATCTCGCCGGACAGCGACGAACTCGACGCCGCCGTCGATGCCGCCATGCTTGCCGCGTCGCCCGACGTCCCGTTCCAGCGCCCCGCCGCTGGCGACGCCAACGACTGACCCACCTTCCTGATCGCAATGAACCTCGACCTCTCCTCCGCCCTTGCGTCGCGCCTGGTGCGCGACTACGGCTTCAAGGAACGATCGAACAAGCTGGAGAACGGCACCTGCCCCTCCTGCGGAAAACGCTCGCTGTGGGCCTTTGCAGATGCGCCCTGGGTCGTGCGCTGCAACCGGCTGAACAACTGCGCAGCCGAGTACCACGCCAAAGAGCTGTACCCCGATCTCTTCGCCTCCTGGAGCGACCGTTACGTCAAAACTGCGGAAGCGCCCAACGCAGCAGCCGACGCCTACATGCGCGACGCACGCGGCTTTGACCTGGCGCGCGTCGCTGGCTGGTACACGCAAGAGAGCTACTACAGCCACGAGCTGAAGATCGGCAGCGCCACCGTCCGCTTCCCCTTGAGCGAAGGCCGCTACTGGGAACGCATCATCGACCAGCCCGAGCGCTTTGGAGACCGTAAAGCCACGTTCAGCGGCTCATACGCGGGCACCTGGTGGCAGCCGCCCACCCTGCCGGCCCAGCCAAAAGAGCTGTGGCTGGTGGAGGGCATCTTTGATGCCATCGCCCTGCTGCATCACGACGTGGCGGCAGTCGCCACGTTCTCTTGTTCGCACTACCCGGCCGCCGCATTGGCCGCGCTGGCCGAGCAATGCGCCGCCGGCGGCCACAAGCGCCCGCACCTGGTGTTTGCCCTGGACAACGACGCCGCCGGCCGGCGCTACGCGCTCAAGCACATCGAGCGCGCCCGCAACGATGGCTGGTCGGCGTCGGCTGCGCTGCCCAAGCAGGCCGGCAAGACCAAGCTCGACTGGAACGAGCTGCATGTGCGCGACCGCCTTTCCAAGCGGGACCTGGACGAATATCGCTACCTGGGCGACCTCTTCACCGCCGCCACGCCATCGGACAAGGCGCGCTTGATGTACCGCCGCACGGGCGACGCGAAGTTTCCGTTCGAGCACCGCAACCGCCTGTACTCGTTCAAGCTCGACCTCGACGCCTTCCAGCGCGAAAGCACGACCGTGCGCGAGGTGCATGAAGACATGGCGGAAGACGAGGTGCGCGAGCACGCCCTCCAGCGCGCCTGCATCGTGCAGCCCATCGCCAACTGCCTGCCCACCGCGCTCTACTACCAGGCCAGCCCGCAGACAGACGAGTCCTGGTACTACTTCCGCGTCGCCTTCCCGCATGATGGCCAGCCCATCAAAGCCACGTTCACCAGCGCGCAAATCGCCAGCAGCAGCGAGTTCAAGAAGCGCCTGTTGGGCGTGGCCCCGGGCGCCATGTACACGGGCACCGGCCAGCAGCTCGACGAATACCTGGAGAAGCAGCTCGCCCACATTCCAACCGTGCAGACCATCGACTTTGTGGGCTACACCAAGGAATACGGCTGCTACGTCTACGGCGACGTGGCGGTGAAAGGCGGCAAGCTCTTTCGGCTGAACGACGAAGACTTCTTCGACATCGGCAAGCTCTCGGTTAAGACCATCAGTCAGGCTGCAACGCTGTCCCTCTCCACTGACGTGCAGGGCATGCAGACGACCTGGTTGCCGCTGCTGTGGCAGGCCTTCGGCCCCAAGGGCCTGGCCGCGCTGGCGTTCTGGTTTGGCAGCCTGTTCGCAGAACAGATCCGCCAGGAGCACAAGAGTTACCCCTTCCTGGAGCTGGTGGGCGAGCCAGGCGCCGGCAAGACGACGCTCATTGAATTCCTCTGGAAGCTCTGCGGCCGGCGTGACTACGAAGGCTTCGACCCGAGCAAGTCATCGCTCGCCGCCCGCGCCCGCAACTTCGCCCAGGTCGCCAACCTGCCCGTCGTGCTCATCGAGGGCGACCGCGGCGACGAAGGCGCCAAGCAACGCGGCTTCGATTGGGACGAGCTCAAGACCGCCTACAACGGCCGCAGCACCCGCGCGCGCGGCATGAAGAACGGCGGCAACGAAACGTACGAACCGCCCTTCCGTGGCGCCATCGTCATCAGCCAAAACGCAGAAGTCAGCGCCAGCGACGCCGTCCTCCAGCGGATCGTCCATATCTATTGCGACCGCTCGGCACAAACGTCAGCCACGCGCGCTGCAGCCGAAGCGCTGGAGCGCATTCCCGTCGAGGATGTGTCCGCCTTCCTCCTGGCCACCGTTATGGCCGAGTCCAAAGTGCTGGAAACCTTCGCCGCCCGCGTGTCTGCTCACGAGCAGGCCTTGATGGCCCGCCCCGACATCAAGACCGTCCGCATCGCCAAGAACCACGCGCAAATCATGGCGATGGTCGACAGCATGCGCCACGTGCTGCCGCTCACCGACGAGCAGCATGCCGCCGCCCTGGACGAGCTGGGCCGCATGGCCGCAGCGCGCCAACAGGCCATCAGCGCGGATCACAAGCACGTACAGCAGTTCTGGGAGGTGTACGAGTACATCGAGTCGGCCGACGACGACCGCCCGATCCTCAACCACGCACGCGGCGACGGCCTCATCGCCATCAACCTGCAGCACATGGAACAAGTCGCCGGCGAGCGCCGCATCGAGCTGCCCCCGATCGCGGAGCTCAAGCGGGTGCTCAAGACGTCTCGTCAGCGCAAATTCGTCGACATCCGCGCCGTCAACAGCGCGATCAACGCCCACCACAACCGCGAATACCTGCACGCCCCCAAACGGCCGGAAACGGTCAAGTGCTGGGTGTTTGAGTCGCCGTCTTCCAAGCAACACAGCAACACAGGAACCCCAGCATGAAAGCCCTGAACATCAACCAGGTCGCCGACAAAGTCTCGCTCGGCAAATCCACCATCTACCGTATGATTGCCAAAGGCGACTTCCCGCAACCGTTTTCCCTAGGCGGCAACCGCCGCGCCTGGCTGGAGGAAGACATCAACAAGTGGCTTGCCGCCAAGGCCGGACGGAGGCTGCCGCTGCCTGGCCCTGCTGCTGCGGCAGCACGCCCGTGA